CGAACCAGTAATCATTCCGCCGCCACCACCACCGCCACCAGCGACGTTGGTGGTGCCGTTTCCACCTCCACCGCCTGCAACGATGAAGTATTCAACACTTAGCGTTTGTGGCGAAACAGGTGTCGTGTTCGTCGTCAGTGACGACACATACCCCATGTAACTACGAGTCATACCTTGAACCTCACATAGACAATGCCAGAACCACCGGAACCGCCAGTGCTCAAACCGCCACCCCCACCCGATGCGGTATTAGCAGAAGCGGATGTGCCCGATGTGGCACTTCCACCATTGCCGCCAACAGACGAGCCGCCGGAACCAGAACCGTTATTTCCTCCACCACCACCGCCGCCACACTTATAAAGTGCAGAGCCTCCAATGAATCCAGAAACATCTATTCCTGCGCCACCACTGGAGCCAGAGGCTGCTCCACCAGCACCGCCGCCACCACCGCCAACATTGCCGCTTTGATCCGCGCCGTTGTTTCCCTGTGCTCCTCCCAATGATCCACCAGCGGTAGTTCCAGTCTGCGAACCCCCACCGCCACCACCAGATGCTCCAGCCTGACCGCGGATGCTGTTGTCCGATGTGCGTCTTCCGCCAGTTCCGCCACCAAGTGCAGAAATGTTGGCAACGGTCGCGCTGGGTGATGTTCCCCCAATCGAACTGCTATTGCCAATGCTGCTACTCCCACCGCCAGCGCCGATGGTTACTGTTCTATTTGAATCCAAGTAAACACTTTGCAGAACCATTCCACCTGCGCCACCGGCACCAGCGGCTTTTTCGCCGTCTGAGTTACCGGCACCCCCGGCACCACCACCACCTGCTCCACACACCATGACATCAAACATTCCAGGCGTAGTAACCGTAAGCGTCCCGGTACTAGTAAAGGTCAGAAGCGTATAGTTGACACTGTTGACTGTGATTGACGACGACGAACCACCAGTGGCGACACCATCCGAATAACCAGCAACAACTGGCGACTGCGTAATGGTTGTTGAAACGTAACCAAGTTGACGCCTAGGTGTTGCCATTGATTAGACCTCGATTGCGTTCACGAAGCCGAACAACAGAATCACGTCGGCAGTCGCGGCAAAGGCCTTCACCACCTTCGAATTCTGCAAAGGAAGACCGGGAACGAGTGCGACAAGTCCAGCCTCAGGCTGGATCGTGACTTCAATGTTGCCGTCAGCGGCGGTAGCAGTGCCCCACTCAATGGTCAACTTGACCGCAGACGTGGACGTATTGCAGGCATAGAGCCACACCTCATCAAACGTGCCAACAGTCGTGCCAGCAACGGCAGTGTGGACGGTGACCGTAGCAGCAGTGCTGGTTCCTGTGACCTTGATGCCAAGCCCGTCTGTTGAGCCTGAGAGTTTCTTCTTGGTGAACGTTGCCATGATGCTCCTAACTGAACACTTGGATCTGGATGATGTCGACGGACGGCGGGATTGCAGCCCACTTCAACCCTGTAGTCTGCGCTGAGTCGGCGGTCAGAACGTAGTTGTTTGTTCCGACTCCAAGACGCGCAACGTCAGTGCCATCAAAAGATACAAGGTCTCCCTTGGTGGTCCAACGAGACGCAAGGAAGTTTGCTTCGTCGGCATCGTCAGCCGAGTACACCGGATAGATGACGGCACCAGCAGCGTGGGTCTTCGCTGTCGTGTCGTCCTGTGCGCGCGTGAGGGTGAGGGTCGATCCGCTGATCGTCGCGGTGCACTTTTCTTCCTGCGACGTGTTGGGGTCGATGACAACATAGAAGGGGACGCTGGCAGTCGAGGGCCAGCCCGTGGTCGCAGCAATAGTCACCGACGTGTCGCCCGTTCCGAGCGACCCGCTGATCGTAGTCTGTGCTGCTGCACCCTTATATTGTCGGCGTGTAACTGCGGCCATACCTTCCTTACCTTACACTGCGCATGATCACAATAGCAGTCCCCTCCCAGTCCCAGCGGTTATGGCTGGCCGAGTCGTCCAGTACCTGCCACTGCACGTCCTCGACAATGACAGAGAACGTGGTCTGGTTTTCCTGGTAGTTCACAACGCGGGGATTTTCCACTAGGTCGCGGAGGTTGTTCATCTCCGTGTCTACGTCCTGGTAGTACTCCTTGCCACGAACATTCAGGCGGTGGTGCATAATCAGCGGGACGCTGAAAATCTGGCTGCGTAATGGGGCAGCGTAAGCGCGGGCCATAAACCTGGTAATCGTTGGCCCAAGGGCATTGTTGGTGCTGGAGCGGCTTAGGGTCAGTTTGAACTCAGCCTCAAAGATCTTGGCCTCAAGGCCATCGATTGTCTTGTCCTTGGTGTCCTGGGTATCAATTGTCGGGAAGGTGTAGTAGGCCCCATTATCTGAAGCAACTGCAACGGCGATGGTGCCTTTGAGCGGCTGAAACCTGAGGTCAATCTTGGGTACGAACTTGGCATCGCCAATACCCCAGCGGTAGATGCCGGTCTCCATGTAGCCAGAAGACACCTTGTTGGTGGCGTGGGGGATGTACACGCCCTGCCCAGAGACGGTGAACATTGGCTTGTTGTTGAACTCGTGGATGGCCTGGACTGTGCCCTGTGCGGTGGCCATTAGGTCGGAGGCGTAGGCAGGCTGGTTGACGGACACGAACACCGAGATGTCCATGCGGCCAATGCCGGTGCTGGTGCCATCGAAGTTGGTCCAGGCAAAGTAGACGTACTTGCCGATACCAGCGAATGCGTTGATGGCTGCCCCAGTCTCGACAAGTGGACCGATGACCAGGTTGCCATCCCCGTCCGTGGAGCAGAACCGGAAGCCAGTGGTGGTGCCAATCAGGATGTAGCCGAGGTAGCCGTAGATCTCCTGAACAATCTCACCTTGCGGCAGTTCACCGGCAACGGTAGGGATATCAAGCGCGGTGCCGTCTGCCTTAATTGCGGTCTTGTAGACGAGGCTGATGTTGCCTGCGTACCCTGCCGCGTAGATGTGGTTCTGCCCTGCGGCGAATCCGATCCAGTTGAAGTTGGTGTTCGGGTGGGTGTACAGGGCGCCAGGGTTGTTTGCACTGCTGCCAGCAGGGGTAGTGATGTTCCAAATCTTGTGCTTGTCGGTTCCCTGGCCAGTTGCCATGAGACGGCCCTTGACGTACGCCAACTTGCCAGCCTCAATGCCGGTGATGTAAGCAGATGACGTGCCAATCCCGGCGTTGGTCTGATCAATATCTCCGTTGGCATACGAATAAAACACGTTGTATCCATCAGAAGCAATGCTGTACAGGTTGGACGCAGCAGTTCCGGTGACCGTGGTAACGGTGCTGAAGTCAGTCGTATATTTGACGTTCTGACCGTCCGTGCCATACAACCTGTCGCTTGCTGTTGCTGCATACAAGTTGGTGCCGCTGGTGCTGTAGATCTTGGTGGTATCGGACAGCAATGACAGTTCGCCCTTGGTCCACGGGTCAATTCCCTTGGATGACTTGAAGCGGTACGGCTCGGCATCAGCCGTGTCTGCGTACTCCTGGCCAGCACCGTAGTGCCACGATGACTGGCTGCGTCGCCACAGTCCCTGCGGGTTGATTGCTGATTCGCCCGGCTCTGCCGACTGGTCAACCGAGTCACGGACGCGTGCGTCGTACTGGCGCGTAAACTGGTTTGAAGCCGTATCTACAAAATAGGCACGACCATTGATGGCGACTGGGAAAAGATCGGGTACCAAGTTCGTTGCTCCGGTTCCAGTGTAGAAGGCCGCTGCTGGAGAGAACGGCGATGTGAACGTCGTCAGGTCAGCCATGGGCTATTTCCTGAACGTGATCGGATACTGCACTTTCAGGCGCGCTGATTCGGCAATGATACGGTCCCGTCGCAAGCGCACCAGATTGGTGTACGAGTCCCGCGTAGATCCAGGTGGCACCTCGTCAGAACGGCGAGTGTCTCCCTGCGACTCAATGAAGTTGCGCTTGATTTCACGCGCATGCATCATGCGGAGCACAACGCCAATTTCAACGATGTCATCGCACGTGGCGGGGAGGAAACAGTTGGTCGTCAAATCGGAGGACTCGGACGATGCCCGGGTAAAGGGAGCCTTATATCTGACACGCAAGGTGCCAGCCATGACGGGGTCATCAAGCACAAGCGTGTTGCCGGAAGGGAAGTCAGCGGTGGGAAGGCCGGTCTGAATCCTCACTCCATGGATAATCGGGTGCTCGTCGGCAAGGTAGCGTAAACGCACGTCAATCAAGTTAAGGATTGTTCCTGAACCAGTGATGTCAATTTGGCGATCAGACCCGTTGTATGAGAGATCAACAGAAACCACCCGGTACATGCCATTCAGGCTTGAGGACAAATCATCAATCTCGCTGTTCAGCATGTCCAGCATCTGCGCCCGAGGGAAGCGCGGATTAACAATTACGGCGGCACCGCCGGTGTGTGCGGCTGGCGTGGTGCCTGCGTATCCGCGCTCAACTGTCAGCGTTTTTGTTGCCGAGTTTGCTTCCCAGATGTAGAAGAGTTCTGAGTCAATCTCAAATACAGCGCCAGCACGAAGGCCGCCGATATCGTAAGTAGTAACCACAGACGTGGCACTACTGTTGATGGTCGACGCCAACTTGTTCCGCTCTTCAACGGTCCCCGATAACATTTGGCGCGACGCCCGGTTGAGGATCGTCGCGGCGGTGGTCATTTAATAGACGTAGCCCCCGTAGCCAGGGAAACTTCCTGCCTGGGCACGGGCGGCCTTGTTTGCCTTTCGTGACTTGGTGGTTGCTTTGGGTGCGGAAGCGTACTCCTTTGCAGGAGCGCCCTTCACTTTCTTTTTCTTGGGCTTAGGAGTGGGCACTACTTCTTCTTCCCCTTCTTCATGCCGCCCTTTTTGGAACCGTATTCCATCATGCGCTCTTTGGCGCCTTCGCCCATTTCGTGCTTACGGTTCTTCTTGCTCATCTTGCCTTTGGCCATTACTTCTTCTTCTTTCCTTTGCCAGACTTCATGGCCTTGCCAGTCTTCTTGGCTTCAGCCTTTGCCATCGCCATACCCTTTGCGGTGTACGGAAACTCTTTCTTTCCTACCTTTGGCATTTCTGCTCCTTGTGTCGGTTTACCACTTTACCTTATCAGCCCAATATGCAGCCGACATCTTGCCCTTGGCGATGTTTTTGGCGTGACGGGCCTTGAAGGATTCGCGACGCTTGCGATACGCCTCTGACTCACCCTTCTTCTTCGGCGAGCCGGATACGCCCTGCTGACCAAAGCGGATCAACTTAACCTTGTTGCCCTCCTTGGCGAGGACGGCATGGGACTTACTCGCGTTGGGCGTGCGCTTCGGCTTGTTGTAACCGGCAAACTTCTCGCCCCTGTATTCGATGGTCATCGGTACCTCTTTGTTTTCTCCGCGACCTTCTTGGGCTGCTTGACAAACTGCTTGCCAGCCTTGTTGCCCTTGGCCTTGGCCTTGTTGGTTGCGGCTTTCTCTGCCGGTGACAGTGCGTCCCATGCCTTGTCTGGCAGGTAACGCTTCTTGCCTTTGGACGGCTTGCCGTCAGACGTGCGCCACTTCTGCGCCGTCCAGTCTTTCAACGACTTCTGAGATTTAGACAATGCCATTACTTGTAACCGCCGCCAGCCTTCTTGTACTCAGAAGCAAGCAACTGTGCTTTGCGTGCCGACCACTCTCCGGGATCGCCACCCTTCGACCCGGCCTTGATCTTGTTGAAAAGGCGTTTGCGCATCTCCGGCTTGGTGTAGTTGCCAGCCTCATTAACGCGCGACTTTGCTTTCTTTTTAGCAGCCATTAGTCAACTGTTGCCTCCCAACGGGCCGACCCGTTGATTTGTTCTGGCTGACCCCCGGACTTGCGAATGCGCTTGTACGCATCAAGGTCCCTGTCCAGCACTTTTTCTTTTGCATTCATATCCTGGACCGCCCCACGTGTAGGCATTGCGGAACCCGAGATTCTGATGTGGGAAATGCGGCAAGCAAAACAGCCTTCAACGTCAAGGGTTGGGTGCTTCTCTCTGTGCTTCATAATCCCCTATCAGGTTATGTACGCGCCGTAGCCCGCAGCAACCAAATCGTCCTTTTCGTCCTGTGTCACAGGATTGTTATGGCCACCATAGTAGATGATGTCAACAGAACTCATGTCTCGCTGTTCGTTCTCGGTGAACGACCCGTCGATCAATTTGTAGACATTGCGTCCGCGTGCTCCCGGTGCATAGAAACGAAACAGTCTGTTGGCAAGGCCAAATCCGCCGTAGTCTGCCCAGCGAACAAGATTGTCGGTGGGTGGGCGGAAGAACATGACTTTGTTCTGCGTATTAGTTGCGCTTCCCGTACCAGACCCGGTGGCCGTCCTAATGCGAGTCCTTGCCCCAACGCAGGTCTGGGTTCCAGTGCCGCTGCCCGTCGCAGTCCGGATTGCAACCATGATCTCCGACAACACGGATGTGCCGGCTCCGGATCCAGTTGCTGTGCGCACTTTGACTCTGATGAACGACGCAGTGCCAGAGCCGACACCTGCAGAAAGCAAACCAGCACGTCGGGCAATCCGCAGACCAGTCGCACTACTACCAGCGGTTGCTGCACCACTACCAGTGGCGGTGCGCGGAAGGATCTCTTTAGTTGCGGCGGTGGATGTGCCGGTGCCACTTCCAGTAGCGGTGCGCTTTACGATCCGCGATTGGGTGTTGCTGGCAGAACCAGTACCGCTGCCAGTGGCAGTGCGGACAAAAGTTTGAAGCCCCTGATAGAACGCTGGGCCACCAGCGAAGGGGAATTTGAAATCCAACAGGTAAGCCATCAGGCTACCTGGGGTCAGTCAAGGCTGAGAGTCAGCGAGGTGATCTGAAACGTGTCGCCAGCGGTGACTGCAGCCGAAGAAGAAAGTGCTCCGCTCCACAAGCAGTTGCCAGCGGTGCTGTTGTCCCACAGCGACCAGTGGCTGTAGGTCTCGGTGGTTGAAACGTTGGTCCACTCAAGAGTTCCGCTTGATGCAATGCTTCCGCTCGATGCAGCACTCCAAGTGACGGCTTTGCGAGTCGTCTCAGTTGCAGCATTGCTGGTGCCAGCCTCGCCGGGATCACCAGTATGCAACTTCACATACGTCGTCGTTACAGCAAACGACTGGTTGCGAAGAGTGTCAAGGAGGGCAACTTCTGCGTAGTTAGAGATCGACATTTTTTACCTCGGGTTTGAATATAGCAGAAGGGGCTGGGCGAGGGGATACGCCCAGCCCCCAATCTTGCTACTCGTTGATTACGAGTTTGCGCCGATGCTCGACGCGGCCTCGATGCGACGGAGCGACGCCTCGCGGAAGCGAGCGTAGCCACCGAGCCAGTACCAACCGACAGGCTGGAAGCGCTGCAGCGAGTCAACCACCGGTCCGCGGATAACGCGCGGGAACGGTCCGTTGCCATCGACAATCGAGTGCGCCTTGGCAAGAGCCTGACGGCCCATGATGTGCGTGCAGTACACGTCGATGTTGCCGGATCCACCAGCACCGTTCGAGGCGTTCTCGAACAACTTCGCGCGCGGCGTCTCAATGAAACGCACGCCTTCGAAGGCTCCGACTTCGCCCATGTAGATGCCAGCCGGATCGCTGTAGACGTGCGGGTCACGCCACGAAGCGACACCCGTCTCACGACGGAGGTCGTACGACACGTCGGGGTGGATGTAGCCCATGTACATGCCGTTGAACGACACAGCGTTGGCCTTGCGGAGAGCGGCGACAACCTTGCGGACGTCGTTCGCCTCGATGATGTCTTCGGCTTCGATCTGGTTGCGAGCCGTCTCGTCCGAGGAACCACCACCGCCGTAAACGACGTTGGTGCCACCGGCGAGGACATCGCGGATGATCGAGTCAATCGAAATACCAGCGTTGTAACCAACGACGTTTGCCGCAGCAGCGTCGACGTCGAGGAACGACGTGCCACGCAACTTGGCGGTGGTGTTGACTGCATTGCCGTACTCGGCCAAGGTCACTTCGACCTGACTGTCCGACATCGCAACCGCCGTGACATCCGAGGTCTCGGTCAGCGTCGACGTAGCCGGATCAAGGTCATTGAAGATCGTGAACTTGACGGACGAACCAGGCATCGCCTGGGCGACCGGCATGACGTCTGCAACCGCGTCGAACAAGAGTTCGCTGCGGAGTGCGAAGTACGCAATCCGGTCAAATGCAACCTGATCTGTGAGCAGGCTGCTCTGTTCTGTATATGCCATTTCCTGTTATTCTTTCCCCCACAGGCCGGGGGCCTGAGGGCTAGAGGTTTTCTGCTTCTTGCCTTGCTTGAGCCAGCAGTTGCATGACCTCGTCCTGGGAGCGAGCATTGTTGATCCGATCAGCCCAGTCCACCGGGGGTTCGCTCGTCTGTCCCGCCCTCTGCGCTTTCTGCAAGCGGTTCCAGGCATTTTGTTCTGCCTGCGCCGCCTGCTTTTGAACTGAAGGTGCGATGAGATTTGCTTCCTCGGCTGCCGCCCGAATTGCTTCGGGTGTGAAGTCTCCGTCGTAGCCCTTCACGAAATACTTTGAGGCTGGGTTGTCCATCGGGATCCCGGCCTTAACGAAAGCAAGTTCGCGTTTGGCTGCTTCGGCTTCGGCGGCTGCTTGACGCAGTGCCTTGACCTCATCTTCCAGTTTTCGCATGTGTGCTCGAACTGGATTCTTGGCTACCTGATCGTCTGTCTCGTCTTCGAACGACTCGTTGACATCTGACATGACTCACTCCTTCTGCCCACATCCAATCCGGAGGGAAATGGATGGCTGCTCATCTCACCCTTGTTACATCCGAAGGCGGGGAATCTCCGGAAGTATCCCTTGTGGGATAACTTCAGTTAAGCACCAAAAGTTCTAGCCGTCAAGTATTTACTGTGCGGTGCCAAGACCTGTCTCGCGGGCGCCAGCAGTGACGCCGCTAGTGGTGGCAAACTGACCGCCACCTTCAAACTGTGCGGTGCGAAGACCACGGCGACGGATCAGTTCCTGCTGCGCCTGAACGTCATAGCCGAGTGCGGCTCCGACCTTCTGCTCCTGTGTGAGCGCAGTCTCGCCAGCCATCTCGGTGTACAGACCGGCCATTGCACCGGCTGATTCAAACGCCTGTTGTGCAGCCTCAGGACTAATGCCACGACGCACCAAGTCCTCAGCCGTTTGGCTCGTGATAGTGAAGCCAGCCTGTTCCTGGGCACGGGCCGCGATCTTGGCAGCCTGAGCCTGACGCTGAATGAGCGGAGTGGCGCGCTCTGGGTCAAGGAAGTACGCCGCTAGTTGGGAGTCATCCACGTTGTACAGACGCTGCATCTGCTGCTTGACTGCTGGATCTGCATCGGCCACGGCACGGTATCCATCTTGGATGCGGGACTGCAATTCGGACGCCGACACGTCGTTCTCAAGGAACTTCTGGAAGTCGTCCTGGCTGTCGTAGAAACCCGGGGGCATACCATTGGCACGCATCAGTTCCATGTACTGCTGTTCCATCTGGATGTAGGTATCCGGAGACAATGCAGGAAGGCCCTTGGCTTCGCGCCGGGCATTCGCGGCAAAACGCTTCTTGTATGGCTCGGTGTTGCGGAGTTCATACAGCACGGCGCTGGAGTCTTCGATGCCCCGCGTGATGATGTCCTTGAGATTTGCCTCTAACCCTTCAAGACGGGCGGCCTTGAGAAAGGCGGACATGCGCGCAAAGGCATCTTCGTTGAAGACAGTTGGCGTGGTCGTGTCACCACCGCCACCACCGCCACCACCGCCGCCACCGCCATCGTCGTCTTCTTCTTCCTGCTGTTGATCTTGAGATTCAAGGATGATGCGGTTGATCTCATCCGAGGGAAGACCACTGTAAAACAGCCAGTCAAGATTTGTGTCGCTCATCGCACCAGACCAAACGCTTTCTCAAGTCCCATGATTGTGTTGCGCACCTGATCGTTGGCGTTCTTGGTGAACTGCCAGCCGTATCGCGGGTCCTGCTTCAGGCGCTGCATCCACATTGTGCCAGACATTGACTTGCCATCCGGACCGGCCTCAAGCGCAGCAGAGAACATTGGATCATCAATCTTGATGTCGGCGGGATTGCGCTCCAGAACCTTGGCCGCGATGTCGCGGTAGGGTTCAAAGATGTCATCGATTGTGAAGTCCTTGTCAATCATGTCCGAGAGGTGCGAGTACTTCGTCTTGGCAAACTGCTTTGCCTTAGCGATCAGACTGTCCTGGCTCTGAATAACTCCGTCCATGCTCGTCCCGGTGAGGGCAGCCTGAATGCGGGCATCGATGTCTACGGGTTGATAGCCGTAGTTTGCAAGCATCTTCTTGAGTTTTGACGCCTCAGTTGTCTGCTGAACAGCAGCCTGACTGCGCTGCCCAAGTTTGTCGTAGGCAACGTACTTGAGTTCCAGGTCGCTGGCGTTGTTCTGTTCTGCATAGAGGGCGAGATCATTGATCTCAGCCTCGGTCAGTTGCAGATCGCCAAGACCGGCAGCAAGGTTCATCTTGCGGACGCGCAGACGCTCCTGTTTGTCCGGGTCCTTGAGGAGATCCCACTTGACGCGGGCCTCCTTGGTCTTGTTGTAGTAGTCGGTTGCCTGGACCTTGGCAGTGAATGCCTGGACTCCGGCGCTAGAGGTGGTGTCGTAGTTGTCTGGGTTCTTGGCTACGTCAAGGAACAGGTCGATGAGTTGGTTGCCAAAGACGCGACGGGCTTCCTGCTCGCCCTGCCCACCGTCGACCATGCCAGCAAGTTGCGGGAACTGCTGCTTGAAGAACGTGCGCCAGTCAGACGACGAGCCACCGAGGTACTTGGTGTCGTACTCAGTCTTTAACTTCTTGCGGTTTGCTGCAGTATCTTTCAGCCCGCGAGCAACCAACTGTTCGGTGACGAACGTTTCCTTTGTCATCGGATCAGCCATCATCCACCACCAGACAGAATACGGAACGCCAGGTTGATCGCATTGCCAACAGCGTAACTAGAACGCTCTCCGGGTGCAGCAGCCTGAGCCTGAGCAGTGGCAAGAACGGTTGTCGACGGGGCCGTCGTACCTCCCCCAGAAGCACTGCGTTCTGTCTGCTGGATGGACTTGACGGCGCGGTCGATCTCAGCCTTAGTCGGCATGCGTCCCAACTGCGCCAGCGAAGCCTGCTGCATGTAGTAAGCAATGTCCTCGCGCGGGGTTACCTTGACTGTGGTTCCGCTTGCCTGATAGCCGGGAGCAGACATGATCGTCGGCAGGTACGCACGAATGGTCTTGTAGTTCGCATTGGCATCGTTCATGAAGTCAGCAAACGCTGCAATGTCCGTGTTGTTGAAACCACGGTTCTGCATGATCGACTCGCTGGGGTCATTGCCCTTGTAGTACCCGGTGCGCTTCAACTGTTGAGCGATAAGCAGACGTTCCTGTGGGCTGAGACTCATGATCTCATTGCGCACAGAATCCGTGGTGATTTCGTACCAAGGGCGGGCAATGTAGTTGTCTTCGTCTCGCAGGACGGACCCGCGGACAACGATGTCCGACGGACCAGGAGCCATCGAGGAAATGACTTTGATCATTCCCGCTGCGATGTCTTGCTGGAGGAGCGGGCCATACGTGCCGGTTGTCTTGACACCCTTTGCCGAGATGGTCTGATGCGCGACTGCATCTGGGGTCAGATTCTGCTGTGTCCAAGTTGTCGGATCTTTTACCTCAGGACGCATGGTCGTGGTCGACTGCGTGCCGGTATCAGTGGCATTGTCCATCGGCTTCATTACCATTACAGTTCAACTTCCTGTGACAAGAAACGCGACCAAATTCTATCAAATTCTGAATTTGTGGCAGCAAGCGACTCACCCAACTGGAACAGGTACTGCTTGTAGCGGTCGGCTTTCTTGGCTCGCAGCGATGTACCGGTGGCATTCATGGCTGCCGTTCGAGCGTTCAGGTACTGCTTAACCAGCGGCGTGATGGGGTTCTTGGCAAGGCGCGAGTCATCTACGGCGCGCTGCAGTTCAGCGATTGAGTTCTCAAACTTGTTGGTAGTGAACTCGGGCTTGATCGGGAACCCGGGCATCAATTCGTTCAGGTACTGACGGTAGGCGCGCAGCACCTCCTGCTGCTTCTGGCTGGGGTTGGCACCGAACATCTGGCGCATCTTGCGGTACTTGACCGAGCCAATGCGCAACTGCGCAAGGTTGATCAGTTCAACGTCCTTCAGGCGGACTCGGCTTCCCTCGGACAACTGGCGCTCCCAGACGCTGAAGTTGAACTCACTTCCCATCGGGGCAAAGTAGGTACCGATGGTGGTGTACTCGGCCAGGATGTCGCGGTTGGTCCGCTCCCAGTCGCCAAACTCCTGCGTTGCTTCAAGACCGTCGCGTTGTGCCTTGGTCTTGGACGACACATACAGGGCCAGATCGTCGCCAAAGTTGTTGAGGAATCGGTCGATTGCCGTGTCGTAGTTCTCCATCTGGTATCGCCGGAACTCCTCCAGGAGAACACCGACGTACTGGTCCCCGGTCTTGGTGGGGACTTTCCACTCCTGAACGCCAGACGACGGTCCAAGGAACTGGGACATAGCCCTCATCATCATCATGATCCGCGCCTTGTACTTGGCGTCGGCAAGCAATGACGTGCGGCCAGTCTCGGTGCCGAGGTCATACTTCGGGTTGACAGACAGCGCTCGAAGGGTTTCCAGATAGGTGTTGGCGAACTGCGTTGTGGTGTTCTCCGTATCTGCAGTGAACGCTTCGATTGCCTTACGCACAACTCCAGGGGCGAGACCAGCAATAAGTTCCCCGCCGGTCGTCTCTCCGTATGGCAGAAATAAGGACTTAAAGTCGTTGTACTCCGGGGTGTCCGGGACAATCTTGCTCAGAGCAAACTGACCATATGGCCCGAGGGCCGGCATGAAGTTGATGCCCTGCGACAGACGACCCAGCGGGGCTGACAGTGGGGCATCGATGCCGGTCAGGGCCTTAGTCAAAGATCCAGACAACGGGAACTGGAACTGCACCTCATTGGTCTGGGGGTCCCTGAAGAAGATGCCGCGACCGTCCTGGTCGGGATCTGCCTCCTCAAGCCCGGTGTAGACACGCGTGAACTTACGCATCAGGTGGACGTTGTGCTGTGCACCAAGAGTCATGTAGGTGCCGAGCACCTCCTTCCATGCGTCGGCAAATGGCATGACAATGCGCAGGGCATCGATCAAGTTGCTGCGCTCTGAAGCATCGTACAAAAGGTCCTTGGTGCGGTTGATTCCCTCAAAGCGTGCAAAGTCATCCAGTTCTTGGATGGTCAGTGTTCCGGTGACGTTCGTGCGCTTGGGCAGATTTTCGATGATTGAATAGACATTGCCACCGGCAATCCGTGTCTCGCCAAGATACTGACGGATGCTCATGCCCTGCTCGGAAGCCTTAGCGAAAATGTCGTCGTAAAGACGCTTGCCTTCTTCAGCCGACAACCTGTTTGCGTATTGCGAGATCGTCTCGTAGTAGAAGCCGCGGAATGTGGGTGAGCGCTCAAGGACGCGGACAGAGCGGTCGTTGAGACTGTTGAACAGCCAGTCGGTCATCACTCGGACCGGGCTGGTCAGTGTGTCGGTCCAGTCGCCAAGACCTTTGCCGGGGGTAATCCTCTGCTCCATGGAGATGACATCGGGCAATCCCCTCTCCAATGTGGCGTCGTATGTGGTCTTGGAAAAGTCCTGAATGAGACGCTTGACATTCTTCGATGCCGTGCCTGGGTCCATGCTCTTCAGGGCGTTTTCTTCGATCATCGGGACAATAGTTGCCAGCGGTCTGTCACCACGCATGTCAATGTTGGTGATAACACCACGTCCCTGATCGGTGTCCACTTTGTCTCCGACCTTCCAGGCTTTGCGTCCACGGGTCAGCGGGATGTCGTCGGTAAACATGGTGATTGACTTGCTGAAATCAGGAACGGCGTCGTAAGCAAGCAGAAACTCCATCTCCGGGATATTGCCGGTGAGTTTCTTCATGTCGTCGTACCAAACGGACGTGACGTATGCCTTGATGTGGCCACGGACTTCGTCCTCAAGACCGCGCCTCAACAGGTCATTGAAGTTGATTGACAGGTTGACATCTGAGTACGGGGTATTGCGGCGCTTGAACTCAAACCCATCAAACGCTTTCTGCGCAAGGTTGCGGTATGAGTCGCTGTTGCGGTTCTTCAGGAACCAGTCCACAACTTCATTGACCGACTCTTCCGGGCTTTTGCCAGCAGCAATAGCACGGGCAAGGATGCGCTGGGGTTCCAACTGCTGCTTCTGCTGGAGATGCTGGATCATGCCACGCGTGTAATTCTCACGCTGTGACTTGTCGTAGTTGACCCACGAACCGGTGTTGAACTTGTGGCGGACTTGTTCGGACTGCGACATACCCACGCGCTGGCGCGACCCACCAATTGAGTCGGCCAACTGGCGATGCACTTCTGTAGCCGAAGTGACATCATCCAGGGTTACGCCATCATTGATTGGATAACGGATGGGTCGCCCCGTGCGCTTTGAGTGGTTGGCGGCACGCTTGCGTCCAGTGGCTGTATTCGGGAATACGCGATCAGCAACCTTGAGTACGTCGGCCTCTTCGCCTTCGATGATGGGCTTGATGACCCCAGCGCGCGTTTGTGTCGCAATGCCAAGTTGGCGCAGGTCAACACCGGTGATGCTCTTGGCATACTTCATGTTCTGCCCAGGCAAGCCGATGGCAACGGAGATGTACTCAAACGGATTGAGGTTGTACATCGATGCGGGGCCACCCATGGCCATACGGGTCTGGGCGTCGATTGCGTTGCGGACGATATAGCCAACGGTCGCAAGGTTGAGCGGCTTCCAGATTCTGCTCTGGATAAAGTCAGCAAGTTCAATTGGCCTACGCGCACGCCCGGTCATGGTGCGCACGGTGTCCTCGTATGAGATGTCGTTCAGGCGGTTTGAAAGATCATCGATCTCTGCCTGAATATCTTTCTTCACCTGGCCCTTTGCACCACGTGCGCGGTCTCGCAAATCAGAGATCTGGCCACGGATATTGCGTGCTTCTTCTGGATCGGTGTATTTGACAACCTTTCTCATTTCGGTACGCCCAGCCAAAGGCAACTTTTTGATCTTGCCTTCCGCCACCTGTTCTTCAAGCCCGATTTTTTTCAGCATGTCGGTGAACAACGGGTTGCGGGTCACGCGCCGAAGTTCACGCGTATCCGGAAGAACATAGACGCGGTTGAGCAACTGCACCAGATCGGTCGGGGTTGCAAAGACAAGGTCGTCGCCAAACTCTGCGCCCTGATCCAGGATCTCGGCGTACAACTTGGAGTCTGCGCTCTTGGATAGATTGTCCATGATCTGGCGGATCATGCCGTTGTCGGTCTCAATGCCCAACCGGTTGCTTAGGTAGTTCTTGACTATGTCAATACGCGTGTTGGCATTCTTGATGATTTCGTCCGCTGCCTCATCGGCAACACCACTAGTCCTCATTACCTCTTTGACGGCGGACTGATATGCCTCAATCGCTCTGAAGCGTGCTGTGCGCGTGCCGACAGATGTAAAGCCGTTGATGTATTTGCGGCCCCACTCGTTGATAACGTCTGACTTGACGCCCGCTGCACGCATGGAGTTGGTCAGATTCTTGATGGCATCCACGTTGTCGAAGTCATCAAGGCCGGTAACAACAATCGAGTCCTTGGGCATTGTGGCAAAGAACCGCATGTTCTTGACCATCTGCTTTGCCGGATTGCGCGTAACCTTGTACTTGCCGATCTGAGCCTCAAGTGTTCCTTCACCAAGAGTGAACGGACGAGTAAGCGCACTGATCACCTCGTCTTCGTTCTTGGCATTGGCCAGCCTGATTGCAGTGTCTGTGCTGACTTTGTAACCGAATGATTCGCTCAGGATCTTGTACGGGTCGTCTTCCTCAACAAGATCAGACACAAGACGCTTTGCCCAGGAGTTTGTGCGCATGAAGTTGACAAACTTATTGCCGTCGACAGATACTCCCTCGATACCCTTGGCAAGTCCGGCCTCTGACTTAAGTGCATCAGATACACCTTTGAGTCCTTTGCGCACGCTTTCGGCATCCTCGGCTGACAGCAGGGGGACAAGCGCGCGAACTCCGCCGCCGTTCTTGATTGCCGAAATAATTTCTTCGCCACTGCGGATTGCCTTGGCTGTGGCTGAGGCTGATTTGCCTGCAAACGCAATACCCTTAGCAATGAACTTTGTGGGATCAGGCACCGCCATCATCGTGATGGCATCGATGATTCCCGACCCATAACGGTACGCAATTGACTTCTCGCCAAACATCTGCGTCATTGAGCGTCCGATTGTGAACGCGTTTCCGTACACCGTTCCACGGAAAGCACGGGCACGCTTGGCCTGCTCTTCGCGCAACACCTGGCTCATGAAGAAACCCTCGCCTTGTCGATCCGGATCATCCAGCATGGTTGCAAGTGATGTGGATTCCCAGAGTCCAAGCAGGTCGTAGTTCGATGTTCTTGCCGTCATGGATGCGATGTTCTGCACTGTCTCGGGGATGATGTCAAGTGCTGCAGTTGACCAGCGGATGGATGGCTTGACAATGTCTTCCATCACGAATCCAGCACCAACGCGCTGGAACGGTTCCGTCAGTTTGATTATGCCGGTGGCAGCCTTAGGAACTGTATTCCTAAAGATGCTGCTGGTGGTTTTGGCGGCCCATCCGACAGCGTCGAACGCCATCCTGATGCCGCCCTTAACAGCACCAACGTTCTGTACCTTTGTGTCGTAGTTATCGAGTTCGCGCTGGGCCGAGTACTGCGCAGCAAGATCTACGGTTGGGTCGTCTGCTTGTCCTTTTGCAAGTGCAACCACAGTCTGTGGGGCAAGCCACGGGGCGCGGTACGCAATTTCGTTGGCGCGCTTTGCCTCCCAATAGCCCATCGGTACCGCAGCAGCCGGAGATTGTTGAGGCGGAGCAAAGCCAGTGATCTCTTCATCAGTGAACGTATTGCGTGGGTCCACAGTTACGATCCATACCTGGACAACAAATCTTCTAGGTCATCGCTCGGGAAGTACGAGGCGATGTTGCGGAGTTGGGCGATTGCTTGACCTTGCGGGTTGTACATGGGGATGCCAGCCTCAACCGGGCCAGGACCAGCACCAAATGGTGCGCCGGCAGTGATTGGTTCATTGGGGCGCGACGTGGGTGCAGTAAGAGGAGTCGGGCGCACAGGCTGTACCTGCTGTGCCGTCTGTGCTGCCATGACATCAGTGGGTGCAGATCCCATGGGAACCGCCGCCTGCGAACGCAGTTGCTCCGTTGCCTTGCCGTATGTCTGGCCAGGAGCAGCCGCTCGTGCAATCTTTGCTGCCGGGTTGTTCAGGTCAACCCGATTTCCTTTTGCTTGTGCCATTTAGATCCCCAGTTGTGCCAATAGTTGATCCACCCCAGGCTCTCCGCCAGCCGGTGCTACGGGTGCCTCCGCACCCATTCCGGGCATGGCAAGACCAGGCATGGTCTCCGGCGCGCCCTGCGGCATCGCCATTGCCTGCCTATCCTGCGCACGCTGATTAGTGCGTCGGACCGCTTCGTACAGCGTAACATCCTGCTCCATCACAAGTTTGGCAAGGTATGCAAGATCATCCGGCTGGTACGGGCCAGCAGGATTTGCTGCCTGCTCCTGGATGGACGAGAGCAACGCTGCTTCGACACCTTCAGCAATGATGCGGTCGTGCTCAAGTTCAGGATCGCTAATCAACGGATCTGCCTCGCGCGCTGATTCCTTGCTCATCATGCCGGTGCCAAGACGCTGGCCAAGGCCGATAATCAGGCTGTTGACATCCGATCCAGCAGCCGAATACGACACGTAGTGGAAGTCCGTCTGCCAGATCTTGTTGGGGACGTACGATTCCTGGCCTGTCGAAACCCTAGATGGAATGAAGAAGGTCTTTTCAACGTCGCCCCAGTATGCGCGCTCAATGGCAATTGCGCACTTGTCCTCTTCGACAAGGGATGCTTCAAACAGCGTCTGTGCTTCCTGTACGCGGAAGTCGACGGTGGCTGAAAGCACGTTCTCGCCACGACGACCAGTGCGGACGTTGGTGGCCGACTCACCACCAAACTCAGCCGGGATTGCGCCTTCGAGACGCTCTTGGCGCTCAAGACGGTCCAGGGCCTGGTCTGTCTTGTACCCAGGGTTCAACTGCATTTGCTGGATGACGCCGCCCTTGACCACGCCAAGAATGCCGGCTTTGCCATCCGCCAACTGCAGAATCTCGGGGTTTTCACCAGAGTTGGCAACAAGGTATTCTTCGGGGAAGATGCCTCGTTCGATGGCAATCTCGGTTAGCGCCTGCAAACGTGCACGCGTGTAGTACATGCCGAGCACGCCATCAAACTGGCCGCGCGGCTTATCAAGCGTGATGCGATTGGCAACGATTGCCAAGGGGCGACCTGTTCTGTTGGGGATTTCCTCAAGGGTGAGGGCTTCCAAGCCAACGCGCTCTGCGCTGCTAAGTTCTGGGTTTTCTTCTGCGCCAAGAACAACCAGTTGGATTGTGTCGGCGTCGACGTACTCAAGCATTGTGTACTTGCTGTCTTGATCAATCTTGCCCATGCGCAGGCGACCGCTGACCAAATCGCCGTAGTTCTGCAACAGATACGAAGCCGTAGCCCTATAGGTGAAGATGCAGTTCTCCGGAACCATGTCGTCCGGATCGTCAACCGGAGCAGCAAACGTATCCAGCGGATTGCGGACAACCCACTTGGGCATCAATGTACGGAAATCTGGGCGTAGTATTACTGCGCTCTGCGAGTAAGCAAGAAGATGGCGCGAGCGACGACGAAGTTTCATCTTCATCTTGTTCTCGTCCCACATGGAGATCATTGCCTTGCGACGCGTGCGCGAATAGGACTTGGAGCGCTCACTCCCTTCTTTTACAGGGGGAAAGTAGGGCATGGGCATGGTCGATGCAACGCGCATCGACATCTGGTCCAGACCTTGAACTAACAAGTTTGCAACCGAAGACTTAGCGTTGCGGTCAAGTTCATTCAACGGAATAACAATGTCGCCATTTGCCATGTCGCGGACGCGACGCATCTGCTCATGAACCGGCCCCATGGCTAGTTTGCGCTGTTCGTAAAGCGCGACTACTTCTTCTGTTGACGGCACTAGATACCCTTCCAGGTTCCCTTCGTGGCGCGGAGGTTCTTCACGTCCTTGGCGATCTGACGCTTCTGCTTAGCGGCGGCCTTGGCCTGCTGCTTCTTAATCTGAATGCGCTGCTCGCCGGTGATGCGCATCAAGCCGGGTTCGTTTTCCCCAACAGGCGTCATCATGTCCTTGACTGTTTCCTCAAGGCTTCTTCCGCTGCCCTTGGAGCGAGTGACGGCAATGTTGTACTTACGCTGAGTCAAACCAGGGAACTTGCCCTGGAGTGCTTCAAACTCTTCGCCCTTGCTGTAGCCAAAACCGCCAGCCTTTTTAATGGCGGCCGTGTAGTTCTCGGAAGCGGTTGGCGTGCTCTGTGCTTTACCGCCATAAATGTTTACCTGGCGCCTCTGCTCTGCCCACAACTCATCTTCTGCCTTTTTGATTGACTGCCGTCTTGTTTCGCTGATCTGATTGACAGGGCGCGTCTTGATCTGAACCGGCTTCTTTGCAGGCTCAGCGACGACCGCCTGCGGCTTTGGCGCGGCCTTTTGTTTTGGCGCGGCCTTTTGTTTTGGTGCGCCTTTTCCCTTTGGAGCCGCTTGAACTTTTGGGGAGGCGGCCTTCTTCGGCTTGGGAGTAGGCACCACTTCCTTTGGCTTGGGAGCAGGCACCACTTCGACGGCCTGCTGATTGAAATCAATCGAACGCGGTGCCGGCTGATCAACAAAGTCTTCATAGACGTTCATGTCAACCTGCTTGGTGCGCGGCGGCTTCTTCGGCGGCGGTGCCTTCTTGACGGCGGGCTTGCCCTTTGCAACCGGAGTCTTCTTTGCAGGAGCAGTCTTCACTGGCTTGAGTTGGCCACCAGATGCTTTTTCAATTGCTTGCCCGAACTCCTTTGAGCGGACAACATCAACCTTCTGCTGCTCAGTTAAGCGCGCTGGCTTTGCCGGCTTCGGCGGAGCCTTCTTGACAACAGGGGCTTTCTTTGCAACCGGCGCTTTCTTTACGCGTGTCGGCGTCGGCTTGGCCACCGTCTCAGCAGTAGCAGCAACCGTGCCGCGCACAGGGGGCTTGACCTTCCCGGTGCTTGGGCCAATAATTTCCGATGCGTTGTACCTTGCAGCCTGAGCAGCACTAGAAATGGAACGACGGGCGGCTTCAATTCCCAGGCTTTCGGCGCGCTTGATTCCAAGACCAACAGAAATGTTCTTGAGTCCTGCTTTCCCGGCAACACCACTAGCAACGTCAAGACCAATGCGCAATCCTGCGCGCCCAACCGCTCCAACCTGAGGGGCAGAAAGGGCAGCAAAAGCGACGTTGGTGTACGCCTCGGCGGCGCGTGCTTCGCGGAAACGTCCGAGTTCACCCTTCTTCAGCCCGCCAGCCATTTCAACTCCACGCAAAGCCTTATTGGCAGCCGGGTTGAGAAACGTTGCTGACTGCGACTCAAGTGCGCCAATGGTTGCTTGGTAAGCACCAGCACCAAATTCTTTGGCAATGCCCTTGAGCGACTTGGGAACAGAGAAGAATCCCTTGCCCCAGCGTTCGTCTTGCTTCTTAGGCTGCGCTGCCGGTGCTGCTGCTTTGACTACTGGCTTCATGCGCTGCAAGTTGCGCGTTGCCGCGTCGCCAATCTGCGTCGTCTTGCCAGTAGTCGTCGTAGTGCGCGACGTACCAGTCGAAGTGATTCCGCCACTAGCACGGCTCGGGATGTTCTGGGCAAGTTTCTGCTTGAACTGCTTGCGCTCTTCCGGGGTAGCATTGGACAAAAGTTTCTGGGCAATCGTGGTTCGACCCTTCTGAGTCGAAGCCAGTTGCTGGAATCGATTGCGCAATTGTTCGCGCTGATCTACGGTCAGTTCTTCAAAGCCTTTTTCTTGTGCACGCTTCTGCACAAACTGACGCTGTGCCTGCTGGTACGGGTTCTTCTTCTTCTGAGCCATGGCTAACCGAACTGTATCATGTGCGTAGCCAAGATGGCCGCCATAGTCGGGGCGGAGCCTTGAGTGGACCAAGGGTTGGCATGTGAAGTTCGGCAAACCAGTGCGCCATCACCAAGTCAGTTCCGTTCTTCTTGCCGCGCGTCCACGACGACATTTCATCAATGAAAGCCATTGTCTTCCAGTTGTCGCGCATGGTCGGCAGTCTTACCGCGCCCGTGCGCCAGAGAGGAGGGAGGAGGGCTTCGACGCCAAGGTTCTCGTCCAATTTGTTGCGCCCGGTGGTGTGGCCGATAACTTCAACGCCGTGCATGGCCCGCCACTTGCGCACAAAGTCATGGGCAAGAAGGAACCGCTGCGCCGCATTGACCTCGACAACCCAGTGGGTGATTGGGTAGTCCATTTCATAGGACCGGTTCTGCCAGTCCTCCATGATGCCCGAGTAGAAGCGGCTGGTCGTGTCGTAGCCCAAGAGTTCTTCAGCCGTCAGTTTGACGCGCTCAATATCAACAAGGAACCTCAGGTTCGTGTGCGGTTGATACAGCCACCACTGGATCGCCCAGAACATGGTAGGGCTGGGGTCGACAGATGCAATGGAGATGATCGGACCCTCAAGGTTCGGCGGCGGATACCCGGGTCGCCTGTCCGTGTCAATGCAGCCCGGGTAGTCAACACCGTCGGGACCCATGCCACCGGTTGCCCACACGCGCTCGATGAGGTACGCGCCCTCGGCCATGTCTTCCTGCTGGTAGACAACTTTGAACTTCGTGGGCGAGTTGTACCTGATGTAGGAGAGATCTTTCCACGACAAACGGAAAGGCTCAAGAAGCGGACCATTGGGCCACGGTTCAGCGGTAGTCTTTCGTGACTCTGGACCAGAATCGAGTTCTTCGTAGTATGCGCGGTAGACCAGGTGATCGTACTTATGCTTCTTGAGCGGCTCGACTACATCCTCATTGCCACTAACGTCTTGGCCGTCGTAGTCATCGGGGTCCTCTTCGTACGTAATCTTAGAAAGACAGTGCGCGTAGAGGTCATTCGGTCCGAGCCGCTGGCCGATGACAGCAAGAACTCCGCCGGGATCTACACGCGCCTCAGCCATGGAGTCCCAGCGCTCTATGAGTTTATCGCGTGCAGCCGACTCCTTGGAATTCTCTGGGCTTGCCACGTCATCGAAGAGACACAGATCCGCCCGGTGCCCGATGAATTCGGACTCTATGCCATAAGCGCTGACGGTCGGCTCCTTGTTGTCAAGCCCGGCCATTCCATACTGTTCAACAATGAACTCTTCAGCGCGCCAAAGAGCACCGACATTGGTTGGTTTGAACCGCCCATAATCGAGACTGAGGCAAGCCTCGGCGTTTATCGACAGCCCCCGTTTGACCATCTCTGGATCGGGCTGAAGGGGCGACGTTCTCTCTAGAGTTTCGCGGATACGGCGCGAGTACATCTTGGCAAGGGTCTGGGATATGGACCCGATCATGATTCGGATCGACCGGTTGCGCACGATGCACCACACGGCCACGTCATGGAACAGGGTCGACTTGCCGGCACCGGGCGGGCAGTTCAGGACAAGGAACTCCTTGTCGTTGGAATCCAACTTGGCCACGATCTTGTAGGCGGCATCCACCTGCCAGGGGCTGGGCACGCGGCCCAGATAGACGCGGCGGAAGAAGTCGAAGTCCTCCAGTCCCTGCTGGGCGCGCTTGGACAGCCGTCCATTGGGAATGACCGGCGGGACATCTTTCTGGATCTGGAGATCCCGGGCCAGCATCTTGCCGCCGTCTGGTTTTCCAACGATCAGGTTGTGCTTGTCAATCTCAGCAGAAGTAGACCGGGCCTTGGCCACCCACTTGGTAGCCGAAGAATAAGAGATGCCAGCAATGCGGGCGGCCTCGCGCATCGAGACCCCTGACCCCATGGCCTGCCAAAACAGGGCGCGGTCATCTGATGTGACTGTTCGTCGGCCTTTTGCCATGTGTGTGTGTTATGCTACCGAACGTCTGCTGGCGCGTCGTTGAGCGTTGGGTCTGTCGCTCCGGTTTCTCCTGGCGCCAGCAGACACTTTCGCCAGGAGGGAGCGTTACTTCTTTTTCTTTGCGGCCTTTCCGCTGCTCTTGACGAACGCCTGCTTAAGCGCCGTCTCAATCATTGCGCGCTTTGAATCATCAGCGCGTTTAGCCTTTTGTCTTTCAGCACCACCAGGACGAGGCTTACGGTTGCCACTGCTTGCCCCAACTGCTGGCTTGGGCTTAGGCGTGGCTTTGCGAGCCTGCTTCACACGACCGGGACGCTTGTTGCTGTACTCATTTGCAGAAACGCCACCCATCGACGGGTACGCGCCAAAGCGCGCCACTTCGTCCGACACAGAGACTTTTGGTTCTTTCTGACGAACAGCACCAGTACCAGGGTTAGCCCAAGTATTCATCGTGCGTACCGCACCGCGACGTTCAGCCACTGATGCAGAAAGACGACGAGCCTCGGCCATCTGTCCCCGGGTCTTGTCGTTCTTGCCGTTGCCCTTTTTCATTGCCATGAAAGAAAACATAGCACACGGGTTGCAATGGAGGGGGGAGTGTGTATACTGACCGCCACAACCTAACGAATACCGGACCCTAAACGATTAGATTCCTCCTCGCGTACAACCGCCAGGGCAGCATCGCTAGATCGCACGGG